ACGAGAATGGCGGGCGGAAGCTCTGATAGCCCAACACAGAAAGGGTATTCTGAAAGGGTTTACATACTGATATTGCGAAACATATTCTCGTTATTGGTTACTCTTAGATAATCAGAGAATATTTGCATTATCATTGTCTTGCCTGTGCCTGGTTCTCCAATAAGCAAGATATTCTTGTGCAACTTATAGTTTTCGTTGGGGAATACGTTTTCTGCTAAAATGCAGTTGTTAAAGTAGTAGGTTAAGAAGCGCAACACCTTAGAGTTGTATTCATCAACAATAAAGTCGGAAAACTCACGCAGCATATAGTTCTTGCCAATGTTGACAATGAGATTAACGTGCTGTGAATACTCTTTAGGGTCTGTTAGGTCGTATCTAAAACCTTTCAGAATACCCTTTCTGTGTTGGGCTATCAGAGCTTCCGCCCGCTGTTTCGTCAAGTGGAATCTTTCCGCTTGCATATCCTGTATGATTTTCAATGCCTCTTCCTGTGTCTTGGGCAGTTGAAGCTGCTTTCCGTTGAGTACCATATTTAATATATTCTTCGTTATACCTATCAACTACCCAATTAAGGATAGCCTTATAATCCGACTTGTACCGCTTGCCTTTTGAACCTTTGTAGTTGTCAAGTATCTCTATCATCCGCTTTGCCGCATCCTCTCCGTGTTCGGCACAGAGCTTGGCGTATTCATCACGGGTAAGTGTGACACATTCGGCATAGTTGTACTTTTTCTTTTTCTCCACCATTTGCTTTTGCTTTTCTGTGAGTGGTGGCGGTGCATCATCGCTACTTGGCTCGTTAGGGAATAACAAAGGCTGTTCTTGTTTAGAAGTAGGCGGTGACTCAATAGGTCTTGGTGTTGCAGCCTTATTCCTTTTTTTCGGTGCTTCGCTAATCCTATGCTTCATCGCATCACCGCCTTTCTTGCCAGCATTGCGCCTTTTTTCGCTTATATCAGCTTGTTTCACCATGTCAGCGGAATAGTACACGCCTTTGTGGTTTAACGACAGCACACCGCAATCTATGAGTTCCTGTATCGGTTCATCATCAGTACAACCAGACAATGCTACCAGCTCGTTAAGCGTATATGGCGCATTGTTGGGCTTTACCAACATTCCACGTTGGGAACTTTCCCACATATAGCAGAGCAAACCGACCCACGCACCCTTAGCCATAAGCGAAAGGGTATTGACACGAGGGTCTGTAAGCCAAGCCCCCGTGTCAAAAGGCATAAGTGAGTGTTTCCGCTTATCTGCCATACCCTTAGTGTTTATGCTTCCATAATTGCAATGTCGGGCGCAATCTCACGGATTTTACCTACAACATCGTCAATGCAACGGTCACGGTACTCTTCTGCTACCTCCTTGGCACCAGGCGATACGAGTTGCAAGTACACCTCTCCGTCTGAAAGGTAATGGTCGAACTCCACAACAATAGGTGTCTTCTCCGTACCTTTGAAGATGGCGATATTGACAGTGAAGTCCTTTGGCAGATTGCTTTCCACCTGTGTACGGTACACATCAGCACGACTGCCAGACGGGTCACGCTGCTTCTCAATCTCTGACTTTGCATTTGCAGTGAAGTTCTTGAGGGCAGAAACGAGCTTCATGTTTTCCTCTTTTTTGTCGAACACGGCACGGTTAAGGCGCAAGAACTGTCCGAGCTTTGCGGGAATCCAGCCCGTCTTCTCATCGTTGATGTGGAATGCCTCGAAGATTTCAGAGTAAGCAGCCTTGCCTGTGAATGTGGACTTGGTGTAGTTGTCACGCTCGTTGATAGTAAGCGTGATAGTCATTGCCTCACGGTTCACAACAATGTTGGCTTCCTTCTGGTCAATCGTATCAACTCGCTTAACGAGCCAATCAAGCGGTGTTGAAAGCACACCCGCAGCATCTATCTTTTCGGGCTTTTTGAGTTCCAACTGCTGAACCTCTGGTGCAACACCCTCACGCAATACAATCTCAATTGGCTTTTCGCCTGTGTAGTTGCCGATATTAACGGCAATCTTTTCGTTGTTCTTTTCCATTTTTCTTTTGGTTTACTTAGTGAATAAATTAGTTGTCTGTTCCTGTTCTACGCACGAATTGCATAACGGTACGCTGTCTTTCTTCGGGGGTAATCGGTCTTTCCTCCAACTTGTAACCCTCTGGCGAATAAAATGCAGTCTTTCCCTCGTCCACATCTACGAACTTGAAACAATCGCCCTTTACATACTCGCCTCTTGCTTTGAGTTCATCAAGGATTAAGCCTCGTCTTTCAAGCAACGGCTTTATGCGTCCCTTGTAGTCGGCTCTGATTTCAGCGAGTTTATCTTCAAGCTCTGCCACTTGGATAGACACGTTTTCAAGTTCTTCACGCCTTGCGTTTACTTCGTGCTGTTCAAACTTGCGTGTGTAGCTACGTTCCACAATTTGGTCGCAGTTGTCACGCAATAGCTGTTCCCTTTTCTCTACGGGTTCATCAGCAAACATTAAATCTTGCATAACTTATCTTGTTTTGGTTAAACTTACTTCAAGCGTTCACCCACAGAGAAATTGAAAGCTATTGCCTCCGCCCACAGCTCCAAGAACTGTTTGCCAAAGTATTCAGCCTTTTCTTCTGTGTCAAGGCACAAGCGGAAGCCACTGTGCGCAACCGAGCGCGAGGAACGACCACCCGCATACAGATAACCGAAACCCGCATTCGCACCATTACTCGCATCAGCAGACAGGAGGCAACCCCTTTCTTTATCGCTCATACCGTCAATCTCACTTTGGTTGTAAAGTGCAAACCAAGGATACCAGTAAATGCGATTTCCATCGGGGTCGGGATATACCTTAACCTCACCACCCCAAAGAGCCTTGCAAATCAGCTCCAATTTCATTTGGGCGATTATGTGCTTAGGCACACCAGCCTTTGACAGCGTTTCTTCATCTACGCTTTCGCCCAAAGCCTTGCAAGCATCCGCATAAGAGCGTATAGACTTGTAATCCTTTAGACTTGGCTTATTATCGTCTGTCGGCTCTATATTGCCAAACAGAGCCACAAGCACTTTCTTTGTGCTTTCGTCTGCCACTTCAAAGGCAGCTTTAAGGTTGCTTTCGTTCACCTCAATCTTTTTGCTTTCGTTGTTCATCGCTTAATCTTTTAAGTTTCTGAATGTTCTTTCTTGTTATTCTCATTGCGTTGTACACCCTTGTACTTGTGTCCTTGGGCAACAACTCTAATATCATTGGAATGTGTCTTACCAAGTCAGTAACCACGTTGTTAGGTACTTGTATCATCGCTTGTTCTCCAATATTTATCGGGGTCGGGTATTTCAATTCCAAGGTATTCACGCCCATACTCACGCAATTTCTCGCAATAGGTGGAGAATGTCAGCGTGTCCATTGTTGCAGTTGATATTGGAAACTCCACAATCTCGCCTGTATGTTTGTTTACCACACTGTCCTTGGCAAGCATATTTTTGAAGTATTCGTGTACTTGCTCAACACTCACAAACTCCCAACCAGCCTCCAAGAGCGCATCAAGCAGCATGGGATATATGCAACCCCACAGCCATCCGTTTTGGTCGTTAGAGCGTGGCTTGCGCATACGCTTAACCTCAATCCTATACATTCCGTCACACACTTGCCTAAACCATTCGTAGAGCGGTTGCAACGTGAACAATCCTTTTCGTTTTTCAACCAAGACCTTTGCCATATCAGAACTTTGTAATGTCAATATCCATATTTGGAGTGGCAACATATACGGCTTTGCCTGTCTGCCGTTCAATTTCAGATACAAATCTCAACCTGTCGCTGTTGTGGTCTGACAAGTGCAAAAGCACTATGTTGAACACATTGGCAAGGTCTAATTCAGAGAGTACCGACTTGCACGTTTGCAGTTCCATGTGCGAGTTTGGCAAGCGGTCTATTTGACTTTTGGGCGTTACTCCAGCATTGACAGCCTCAATGAGTTTTGCCATTGAATAGTTGCACTCAATCAGGATGTGGTTAAGCCGTGGAAACAGGCTAAGACATTCGCAACTGTCAGTGAGGAACATTATCCGCCCACATTCGGGGTGTTCTATGAGGTAGCCGACACAAGGCACATCGTGGCAAGCGTTGAACGGCAACACCTTAAACCTACCAAGTTTGTAGCCGTGTTTGGGAACAATGGCAACAGAGCGTGAACCCCATACGCCTTTGTTTTCCCTAACATCAGCCAAAGCCAACGTGTGAAAGCCATTATCCACCATTGCCTTTATATACTTGGCGTGGTCGTTGTGCCTGTGGGTTATAAGACAGCCTACGACTTTTCGGAGATTGTACCCCAAAGCCTTTTTCACTTCTTGGAAACGAACACCAGCCTCAAGTATCAAAGCCTCCTTGCCGTTGTCAAGAATGTAGCAATTGCCGTTGCTGCTTGAACCTAACACTTTCAACTCCATACTTCACTTGGTTAATCAAAAGCCGGGGTCTGGCTCTTTTTCCTCTGTGTTATCTTCGATTTGTGGCGCATTGCCAACTTCTTCATACTCCACGTTTGCATCATCAACGACTTCTACCGCCTGTGCATCGGCAACAATTACTTGCTTTTCGTCTGTGTCGCTCTGTGCATCCGTTGCAATGCCCTCTTGCAATGATACCGTCAGATAGCCATACTTGCCCAACAGGTTGCGTAACACGGTCTTGATAGCCATTGCGTGAAAGTTACCTTGCCAGCCTACTTGTGAACTGTCGGCATTGACAGGCAGCTTGGCGAGATTGAGCAATGTTTCTATCGTAACACTTCTGTTGAAAGCAATAGCCTTTGAGTAACGCTTGGCGTGTGCCGCCATATCTTCAACCGACATATAGATTGCCTTGTGGTAGCCATCCACCAACTGAATGTAGGCAAAGTAGCCAACAACCTTTTCAGAAATCTTGCGTCCCTCAACATCAATCTCGCCCGTCAGCTTGGAAACACGCTGTAACTCGCCCTCATACACCACATCAGCGTTAATGATAGCATACTTGCCTGTACGCATTGCAAGCTGATACAAGCCTTTGTAGCCTATCTGAAATACTGGCTCGTAGTTCAGACAGCAAA